TAAGGATGTATATACAGGCGCCAACATCGCCGGCGCAGTTATATCCGGCAATGTCAGTGCCGCCGGCCACGTCTTCGCGAAGAACGATGCCGGCAAGACTGGTTCACTTATTTTCCCGGTCGCCAGGCTTCGACAGTCAGCATCTGCTGGTGGAATGAGCGATCAAACGAACGCATATTTCGGAATGTCAACCACGCGCACCGCCGCCGGAACTCGGTATGATGTTAGTATTCCTGATTTTCATAGGCTTCCGTATGAGGGCTTTCCGGATGATCCAACCACCTACAATCTTCAGATTCCCACTGCGCTTTCTGGGGTGATGGCTTACGCGTATGCCTTCTCGTTGGACGAACTCAAAACTGTTGATGGTGTTCGGGTCTATGTATCAGGCACGAGAGCAGCAGGCAACGGTAGTTCATATACAACTACAATAAATGCAGGCTATAATAGGTTTACTGCTCCCTTCTGGGGTGGTTTAGACGGATGGGATATTACAAAATCCGATCCCCTTTATAATAGAGGAATGTCTTCAACTTCCACCGAATTGAACAGTTATATTTATCACACTATCAAGAGGGGCATTGATACAGTTTCGGATCCCGAATTTGTTGATATGAACTTGCTGGCTGTCCCTGGTATAACGCTAGACGGCTTAACTACTCACATGGTTAATACTTGCGAAGAGCGCGCCGACTCTCTTGCGGTGATTGATTTGGCGAATGTTTACATTCCCGCTCATGAGAGATATTACAGCAGCAAGACCAGCAGAATTGGAACCGATCCAACATCTGCTGCAAATGCGCTAAAAGATAGAAGAATTGATTCAAGCTACGGTTGTACTTTTTATCCCTGGGTTCAAACTCGCGATGACACCACCGGCCAGCTTGTGTGGATCCCGCCCACTGTTGCAATGTTGGGCGTCCTTGCAAGTTCAGAAGCAAAATCAGAACTTTGGTTTGCCCCTGCCGGATTTAACCGAGGTGGGCTCTCCGAGGGTGCCGCTGGTATCCCGGTTGTGAGCGTATCCGAGAGGTTGACCTCCAAGGAGAGAGATACTCTCTACGAGGCAAGAATTAATCCGATTGCGTCATTCCCTTCCAGCGGTATTGTGGTCTTTGGACAGAAGACGCTTCAAGAGCGCCGGTCTGCACTCGACAGAATCAATGTCAGAAGGTTGGTAATTTACTTGAAGAAGCAAATTTCAATTCTATCAACACGGATTCTATTCGAGCAGAATGTGGAAGACACCTGGAGCCGATTCAGGGGACTTATTGAGCCACTGCTGACGAATGTGAAGAGTAAGTTTGGAATCACCGATTATCGCTTGATTTTAGATGAATCTACCACAACGCCAGATTTAATCGATCAGAACATCTTGTATGCGAAGATTATGGTTAAGCCCGCGAGGGCAATTGAGTTTATCGCGATTGACTTCGTGATTATGTCAACGGGCGCCTCGTTCGATGATTAAAAGAAGTGGGGGATTTTTCCCTTGTTACACTATTTAAAAATAGATTATAGGAGTTTATAATAATGGCATTTTGGTCAACCAACTTTGGTGAAGACGCCACGCTCAAAGATCCAAAGAGAAAATTTCGATTTAAAGTTGAGTTTGGGGGATTTGACGCTGGCAACAGTTTTTTGTGGTGGGCGAAGACGGCAACGAAGCCTTCGTTTGAGATTGCATCCACAGAGCACAAGTACTTAAATCATGTTTTTAATTATCCTGGCACTGTAACGTGGTCAGAGGTAACTATTACTATGGTTGATCCCGGAACTCCGGATATGGCAGCATCGATGGCGGCTTTGCTTGAAGGTGGTGGCTATCACCCGCCTTCCGACGCAACTGACGTTAGTACGATGACCAAGGCTACTGCGGTTTCGTCTCTTGGGCAAGTTACAATTACGCAAATTGATGCTCAGGGCGCCCCGATGGAACAGTGGACTATGTGGAATTCTTTTATTACTAAAGTGGAATATGGTGATTTGGCGTATGGTGACGACGAATTGACCGAAATTTCTGTTACTCTCAAGTATGATTGGGCGAGACTCTCAGTTGTCGGTACCGGCGGCTCTGTGGCATCTTCGCTTGGTGGTACTTCTTTCTTCAACCCATAAAATAAAATACGAGGTGTACGTTGTCACGAAATAGAGATCGTGTGGGGGCAAAAAATATTAATGCAGACGCCCCCCCCACGCATGCTACACAGGGAGCTATGGAAGGCTTTTCTTTTGTAGTACCAACTGAGTTTGTTGAGCTTCCATCACAAGGAAGATTTTATCCAGAAGGGCACCCCCTTCATGGAGAGACTTGTATCGAGATTAAGCAAATGACAGCAAAAGAGGAGGATATGTTAACATCCAGATCTCTTTTGAAAAAAGGAATTGCTTTAGACCGAATGGTTAAAAGTTTAATTGTCGATAAGAGAATAAATCCAAATTCACTTTTGGTAGGAGACAAAAACGCAATAATTGTTGCGACAAGAGTTTCTGGCTATGGAAACATATACGAAACAAAGGTAAATTGTCCAAGTTGCGCAGAAAATCAAAAATACTCATTTGATTTAAATAAGGCAATAGTCTATCATGGCGATGATTTTGGCAAATTATCTATTATAGATAATGAAGATGGTACTTTTGAGGTTGAGCTACCAAAAACAAAAATAAACCTCACTTTTAGATTGTTATCCGGTGAAGATGAGAAAACACTGGTTGACTCAATGCAGGAAGATCGCAAAGGCAAAGGTCAAGAGCGATTGGTTACGAAACAGTTGGCCAATATGGTTGTGGCCGTAAATGGCGATTTTTCAATAGAAGCTCGCAGGTTCCTTATAAATAATATTCCATCGATGGATTCTCGTCATCTAAGATTAGCCTATAGATTGGCGGCTCCAAATATCGATCTCACACAAGTTTTTGAATGTTCAGCATGTGATTTCGAGCAAAAGATGGAGGTTCCGCTTTCAGCGGACTTTTTTTGGCCTGACAGATGAATATATGCAGAACGTTTATGAGCAGTTCTTCTTTTTAAAGTATGCAGGCGGCTGGTCATTTTTGGAAGCCTATAATCTTCCAGTTGGCTTGAGAATATGGTTTGTTGAAAGGTTGTCAAAACAACTGGAAGACGAAAACAATGCAATAGAAAAGGCATCCAAAGGAGGGGGCAGCAGTTCTCAAACTTTGACTCCTTATAACGCGCCAGAAAGATCTCAATTTTAAAATCGATGGAGCCCCTAATGGGGCTTCGTCTTTTTTTTTATAAAACTATTTAGCTTTAGACGATTACAGTGTCTCCCCTTTATACAGGGAGGCATAGGAGCGCATTATGACAACAACTGGAGGAGCAGGCGGAACTGGTGGTGGTGGTGGTGGCGACCGCCGGCGCGAACTCGAAGAACTCCGCGAAGCCGAACGCCTTGAGCGCTCTAGCCTCGAAAGTCTCCAACAAAGAGTAAAAGAGGCTAAGACGCTTCTTACAGTTTATGAGGACACAGCGGATACCCAAGAGGGCGCCCTGGCCCGTGACATTCAGAAAATAGAAGTCCTTAAGAGACAAAAGACCCTCATTGAAGCCGCGGCAAAAGATCATAAAGCGTTAGAGAAACTCATTGGTGAGCAAACCGCCGAGGGTGTTAGATATGGAGATTCCGTTGAAGAAGTACTGGCCACATTACAGAAATTGGCCATCGAAAACGAGAAAAACCTGGCCATAACAAAAAATAATGTTAAATGGGCAGACAAGTGGACAGTATCTATGGAAGAGTCTCTTTCCGCAGCCAGCGATTTGGGCAAATCACTTGGCAAGTCCATGCAGGTATATAACAAAGGATTTGATATAGCAAAATTTGATGGTCTTCGCAAGGCCATGATGGGTGGCACCGCCTCAATGAAAGAATTCGGTAAGCAAGCCCTATTATCAATTGGTGCCACCCTCATTAATAATATTGTTAATCTTGCAATTGCGCTTCATGATACCGAAGCGGCGTTTATGAAGGCCACCGGCGGCAGCAAAGATATGGCCCGAGGGGTGACAAAAACCTATGAGGCAACTCGTAAATATGGTGTAACCATGGAAGAGGCGAGCGC